TCTCATTAAGCCGTTGGAATGACTGTTCCACAAGCGCTAACCGCCCGCCTTTGGTTTCTGAACCCTCTCTCTCGCCTCTAAAAGCGGATGTTGCGGCCATGACATTATCAATCTCCTCTCGACTGTCTTTCATGTCCTCCATTATAAAGTTAGGCAATGCCTGTCCCATTTCACGCGTAACACCTGTTGCAACACCTTTGCCCCAAATTATGCCGGAAGTTTCCCAACGTAGCGATTGAGCGTCTTTCTTGGTCATAACCCCTGAATCAACCTTAATCATTCCATTGATTATCTGGGCGTTGTCATCTATCTGGCGCTTCTTCCTATCCAATGACTCCTGTAAGGGAATAGCTTGGGAGATAAAATCTGTTCTACCAATAGGACGGTCTAAATTAGAAAGTACGGTTGCGAATATATATGGCTTGCGAGGCATGTCAAAGTGATTGAAAAAGTGCGCTTCAAGTTCTGTGTTCTCTGAACCGTCTTCATTCTTAGCATTTCTGCCTGCATCGCGAGCTGTACCGAGTATTTCTTTTCTTTCTTTTGGCGTGGTTTCGTCTTTGGCAAGTTTAAGTCCCTCTTCTTTTGTTATCATCACACCATCCCAATCCCAATAAGGGTTCCGTCCTCTGCTCAAAATAATATCCTCAAATTTGATTATCAATCTATCTTGTATCCACGCCTCTTTGTAGGTTTCTTCTGGGTTCTGAATAGCTATCTGATCCTCGCTGATTCCTACTTTCTTTAATATGGCTTCTTTCTTATCAGGAAAGCGGTTAATGACATTCTCTAAGGTGTCGTCAATCTCCTCAATAGCGAACTCGCTCTCAACCTCATTAGATGCTTTCTTGCCAAAGCGTACCCTGCGAGGGTCTAAAGATTTAACATCAAAATCATTTGTCTTTTTATTCCAAAATGGTTTCAAGACCACAAGGCGCGATAGGTAGAGGTTGCGCATTCCTTTTCTAAATACCTCCTTAACATTAAGGTCGTCATATTTGCGTAAAAAATATTTCTCCTGTAGCTCGGCCAAGTCCTTGCTCTCGGGTGTAGTGCGTCCGGGCAAGAAATTAGGCTTAGGAGGTCTGGCTATAAGAGAATTGATAACCGCTTCTGCATCAATAAATATTCTGTTGGCCCGCGTGTTTGATTTCTTGATAGGCACATTGCGAGTGTACTCAGGTATCCGTGAATGGCTGGTATCCCCATGCCCAAAATCTTCGTACTGATCCTTGCCGTCAGAACTCTGGTCGTCAGAACTCTCAATATCATAATATTGAGAGTTCCTGAAATAAACTCTTTTTACAATATTCCAGATGCTCTCTGATGAGTTCCAACGATTATCAACGAGCTTGCATAGGTCTTTATCTTTTAATTCTTCAATTTTAGGCATATAAAAAGACGGGCAAAAGGTGTCCGCCTATGATGTGTAGATTTGTACACACCATCTCGCGAACACTTCTCGCCCGTCCTTGATTATGGTCTATGGAGGTAACCGTCAAAGATTGTGGGACAGTTTAATAATACTATACTATGTTTTCTTTGTAAACAAATTCTTCTTAACCTCAATATCAGTAATCATACCCTCTGCGCTGAATGATACTATAACTTGACCTTTTCGTACATCTAGGGCATTGGTATTGATGAGCTTTTTAATGTTATGCCAATATCTAGGTAGCTGGTCAGCACCAAATTCAGATACAATGTATTGTTCTAGGTTGTGCGAATCAGTTAGCATTTTGTTTTATCTATTATCTGGTAAAATCTCCTCTAAAACCTCACCTATGTTAGCAAAATCGCCCTCTGACGTGTGTTTAATCACTTCTGCTTTCTCTTGGTTGTCGCCAGAGAATACGGCACCAGCTCCAAGCGTAAGACGCGCAAGATACCAATATAGCGTGCTAAGTACATAATGGTCCTCACCCGTTGTACTGAGCCAAGAATATCTTTCTATACCCTTGGTATCAACCTCTTTAACTCTACGCAATGTTTCCCAATGCTTAATGTATTCAGCGAACATCCTATCTGAATTTAATCCGAACAACACCTTAGCTTGTACAATTTCGTCAATTAACTGGTCCAGTATGCGGTTACGATTCGAATAAACAACGCCTGTCTTGTCTTTTTCACCCCACCATACAATCATTTGTGGGTTCTGCTCATTCCTAGAGAAGTAGCTCATGTAGAACGAAGTGTAATTATCCACATAATACTTGCTCATAACCGTATCCGGCAACGCGTCAATCACTGTAATCGGCTTGTAGACGCTCAAAATATCGTCTAATTCGCTCCATTTGGTGAATTTACCCACTTTTATCAGTCCTCTCTCGCTCCCTAGGCAGTAATGTTTTATGTTGCCAACGTCAACTCCTAAGTAATATTGAGAGGTTACAAGGTCTTTTGGAGTCCAATTATCCAGAATCGTAGAGCGTGTAATCTTTAAATCGCCCGGATTGTAAGGCTCACCTAAAACGAAGTTATAAAAATACTCTTGGTCGCCCTCGCTTTCGTCTATTATCTCATCTGCTGTGATCCATGAGGCCATTAAATGGGATATGTGGTAGCCGGATACCTTGGCATCTGGCTTATCTGCTATCCATTTGCCTGTTCTGCGCGTGTTATCGCTAATTTCTAATTTACATTTAGTGCATATGAATATTCGTCTAGTTAAATCAATGCTCTCGGGCCATTGGAGTTTCTGCTGTACTTTGCAGTGTTCACAAGTGATGTGCCATTCCTTTTGGTCTGATTTTATCCACGCTTCGTCCACAGCTCCCTTTTCAGTAGTAGGGTTGGAAAATATCCAACGCCCTTTCCAGCTATCCTTGCCTTTAATACGAGATTTATAATCTAATAAGGTCTTTTGGTCGCTTCTATCAGCTTCGTCGTGAATCAACACATCTGCTGTAGTCATTATGGCCGCAGTCTTTGAGATTGTACCCTTGAAGAACAAGAATCTACCGTTTATCTCCTTGCGTTCTATGCTGTCTGTTTTAATATCTCCAAATACATCTCTATTAACTTGTAAAAGCGGATTTGTCTTAGAACTTACAAACTCTGATACATCTGAATCGCTTGGGAATGTGTAGATGGAATTAAATCCGTATGTTAAAGCCGCAAAGAATATTTTAAGGTTGAACGTAACTGAACCTCCAATCTGTGAGCATTTTTTAACTACAATGTTTTTGTTCCAATCAGTGAGTATGTCGAGTAAGAATAAATGGTGATAGTAATTCAATGGCTCGCCTTTTTCATCCTTTATTCCCTTGTCCAGAATCCAATGTAGAACTGATGTGTCTTTTATATCCATGTGTCTATTGATAAATTTTTTGACGCTGAATACAAGGATAAATTTATAAAAAGAATTGTCGAGTAAAATCGCTCGCTATCGAGTCGGTATCGAGTCGGTGGTTATATAGTAAGCTTAATGTGTCTTTTTCCACTCAGTGCGCGCTTTTGCCTCCATTTGCTCATTATAAGGAGCCATAGGATCGCCGTAGAGCGTTTTAAAGCCGTCTTGACCCGGCTGTAGCAGGTCTAGACGATGCTTTTGTTGCTCTTCTTTATGCTTTCTGGACTGTGTGTAATAAGGATCTGTAGCTTTGTCTGTAATGCGCCTAATACAATTTTTCTTACATTTAGGACATTTGACCTCATACTTGGCTATGGGAATCTTGTAGCTACCGATTATAACTTTAATCCCTACGCTCTCAAAATCTAACTCGCATACATCGCACCAAAAATCAGCTTTACTCACACTAGGAGCGTCTGTAATCATCCTCATATGCTTCCCTTGGAATTTCTTTTGCTTCTCTGATTCTTTTCTCTGCTCTCTATTGCTGTCCACGTGCTTCTTTAACTTTTCAACCTTGCTTTCAGGACTCATTTTACAATCTCCCTTACCTTGTTATACAATCCCTTCCAACCTTGCTCCTCTCTCATGTATTGCTCTTGCTCCTCGCGAGTCATATCCGGCAAAAAAACTCCGTTGGTTTCCATTTCTTCTAAGGCTTGGTCAACTTTCTTCTCGTCCTCCTGCTCCGTCAACTTCCACAGCTTCTTCAATTTTTTTAGGCGGTTCAGCATATAATTGCTTCTTTAAAATTTCCTCATAATTAGTAGTAGCTTTTTGTACTTCTGGATTCGCTAGGATATTTATTATATTTACTGTTTGCGGTGGCTTTGAATCTTCTTGATTACCGAATTCCTTTTTTTTCTTGCGTGATAAATAGTCCATTGAATTGTTATAACTCTCTGTCATTTTGCTTACAACAGTACGCCTAGCTGTCATAACTGGTTTTGCTTTTAGTCTATCTCGCAATAATTCTGTTTTAGGATGTGCTTTTAAGTATCTTGATAATGATTTATTGCTGATATTAGCATGAGATGCCGCATCAGTATCTGTTCCATCTAATTCCCATATCTCTTGACATTTCGAGATTATAAATTCTTCAGTTCTGCCTTTTTTAATATCTTCTTCTGTTAAATCAAACCACTTCCTGCCCACCGTTGACACCTCTTCTGTTTTATGTTCTGACATATCATACTTTTATAATTCTAAGGTTTTAAAATCTGACTCTTAACATCATCTGGCTTTTTAATTAAAGACAATATTGGAGTAACTAACATACCATTTCCTTGTGGAATTGCTTGCATTTGTGGGACCATTTGAAAACCATGTTTAGTAAGAACAGCCTGCATTTCAATATTTAAGGCCTGTATTTCCTCCGGAGTAGGCTGTTTAGGCTCTGGTGGTGGCTTAGGTGGCTCTTGTGGGGCCTGTTCTGTAGTTGGTTCTGGTGTTGGATTTGGAGTAGTTGTTTCTGGCATAATTTATATTATTATTTTATTGATTACGATATTTATTACACGATTTGATAATCATAAACATTAAAAAAACAGCATTAAAATAGCTGTGATATTATTGATTAATTTTTACCTTTTTATTCTCCATATCAATTGTTTAGAATTCTGTAATTTAATTATAGCACACTAAAAAATTTCAGCATATTCAACTATCCCCAATTTCGAATTTAGTCATAAGGAAATGGTGCGGAGGAATTTTTTAACATCGCTCCCCCAATTTATCTAGCATAGCTTCGTGTCCTTTTTCCCATTCCGTATGTCTGCATTTCTTACTTGGATGCAGGAGTGTATAAATATCACCTAAAGATTGAGCCATTTCCTTTTCCCTGTCTGTTACTTTTACATTTGTGGTTAAATCTATTTCCACATCTTCCCATGTATTATTAAGAGAAACATAATGCAAGGCTAGTTTAATTTTTTGTTTATCAGTCATATTTTTTTATTTTTTGCTCACCGCCACTCCTCTTATCTGATTGTAAAAATGGTGCGGGAGCTTATTTTTCAACGCCTCCCGCCACGTTGTACCTCCCCACCTCCTTTATTTAAGGTTTACTCTTGCCGCAGGATGCTGTGCTCCTACGGAAGTATGAGGAATATTCACCCTTCCTTTCTTGCAGACTGGGCAAATGACGTATATTCTTTTCATCTTTTGATACACATACGCCATCTCTTCAGTTGATTCCAATGCTTTCCATTCTCCGTCGCATTTCTGGTACTTGCGACATTCTGGACATTGCGTAGCGGATTCCATTTAGCTTCTCCTGACAGATTGGACAGGTTCGCTCTTGGATGTCATCACTCCTGATTTCTGCGTAATCAAGAATGTACTTGTGGACATTTCGCCATTCTCCTGTCTTGAATATGCGCTTGCATCCTCCGCACTGGATGATTCTTTTTAGCATTGCTTGCCTCCTTTTATCCCCCTTTCCGCCAAAGGTAACGCTTAAAATCTCAGTTTGGCAGTTTTGCAACACTATATATAGTGCCAAACTGCAAAACTGAATTTATACTATACGACCACGCCACGACTATAACTTACCCAGCTCTCCGAACGCCATATAATAACCATTTATAGGTTTAGCTATATTTAGTTCGGGAGAGCCAGATATTTATAAATTAAAACAATAACCAAATTAGTATTAAAAGCTATTATGCTTGCCCCGTTCTCCAACACGGTTGGAGTAACTTGTCTAAATCTAATGATTCTATTTTTTGTGTCATAAAGTTTATAAATTACTTATTTTTTTCTACCCCACACCTCTGCTCACTATACTTTGCTCCTTATGTATAGTGAGAGCGGGTGTGGGGTAAATCAAAACCTTGCGTTTATCAACGGGATGATCCTTTAATATCTTTTTCAATTTCAGCAGTAGAAACATGCTTATTATCTTCGGCAATTTGAGTTTTTTCTTTTTCTGTAAATTCCATATATTTATAATTAAGAATTATTGGAGAAGGAAGCTGTTGTTATGCTCCCTCCTCCGCTTTGACCTCTAGTTGAGGTTGCAGTTGTTGTTCTTATTCACAACAATCACCCCCTTTCGGGTTACAGGTTACGGTTGCCTCGACCCATCCACTCTACACAGAGTGTGCCATCATGGCATCCATCTCTAGTTGAGTTTTGCATCCACCAGAACAGGCGACTTGCTTAGGCTTTTCCGCCGCGTCAATGATATATGGGGTGTCACCTTCTCGCAAGTGGTGCCATGGCTTTCTAAATGGCGTGCTAACTTTATAACACTGAGGGCATTGTCTAACCTGCACTCCGGACATATTGATTCCTCCAGTTGTATTTTTTTAGCTTCGACTTGCGAACGTAAATATGGGTGAACACGACCCCATTGGCCGTTATTGTACAAACGACCACATCCGCATATTTTCACTGGCTTCATTGTCTGCACCTCGCTTTACTAAAGGGTAAAAAAGAGCGTTAGAAAAGTAACCAAACTATTATAAAAGCTATAATGTATTTTATCATATCCACGAATCTTCTATGATTCCTGTACAAGCCCATTCGTAATCGTATCCGTCTAGGATTCTTTGAATAGTCCAGCGAGTACTACAATCAATCGAGAAACTGCAATCATCCGAAACTTCTGAATGATCTATATCGTGAATTTGATAAATACCACGTGAGTGGCCTTGATCACCTCTTACGAACTGCCTAAAACTTGATTCGCAAGTTGCCAAATCGTATAGGAAATAAATATCTGCAAATCCCATTTCGCCTGCCACATCATAAATTTCATCCTGTATCTCCTCTATTCGTTCCACAGTAGGGTACTCGTTGGGGTCTAGCAAGCCCATTTCTGGCTTTTCTGGTACTAAATCAGGTATAAGGGGTAATTCCTCTGTTAAGGCTGTTTCAATCGGTACAGGGCTATTTTGAGGCTTTGATACTTGAGTAGTATCTTGTTTCATTATCTCACCCACATTTGTGTATATAACAGCTAGAGCAGAAACAAAACCAAAGGTATATATAAACAAACCAATGGCTAAAAGTGATGCTCTACCCCAAAATGTTGATGGCGTTTTTATTGACATATTATTATATCTCAATATCTATATCATTGGTGCCGTGTATTATTTCTTCTTTCATGTTTTTTATTATTTTTAATATAAACTAATATCTGCTATACCGCCAAACCGATTACAGTAGCACTCCGATGACACATCGTCATGTCTGGTGCGTCCTTCTCGTATACAGTAGTAATAGCAAGTATCAATTAATATTATTTTTTGTTAAGTGGTCTTGAAACCATTTAAGTATTTTTTTACAATTAGGGCAAATCATCAGCACAGTTTCGATTTTGCACTTAGAACATTTTTTGTGCTTGCTTGGCTTCTTGGATTTCTTCTCCATATCGCTTTTTTAAGAATAAAATATCTTGCTTCCAATTTCTGCGTGGATACTTCTTAATTATATACTCAATCTCCTCTGGAGTCATTTTTTCAAAAGCTAGATGTTGGAGTAAGAATGAATCGAATCCCTCGCCTCTGTGGTGATACCAACACACTCCGTTTATAAAACATTTTTCTTGAAGCTGGCGACCAGCTATTATTTCGCTGTGATGCCACTCTACACGGCCATGACACATACCAGTATCAATCAAAAGACATTTCTGCATTGCTAAATCGCTCGCTAGTTCCTCTTTAAGTTTTATCGGTATCTTCATAATAAATTACAAGTAGCGCGAATCCAACCATCTATGAATTCATAACTCCAACTATTCTGCAAACAATTTTCACAAAGTCGCATTGCCATAATTATTCTAATAATTCACTAATTGATTCCATTTTTCCAACTCTTTTTGATTTCCCTTTAAGCATAAGTTGTAAAAACTCATATACTTGTTCTATCTTATTATTTTTATAACCATACATTTTGTGAAATTTTTTATGACATTTTTTACAAAAAGTTATTCCGTTATCAATATCAAATCTAAATTCTATATATTCAGAAAAATTATATATATGATGTGCCTCTAAATATCCACCACTTTTATTACATTTTTGACAGATATAATTATCTCTTTTAAAAATTTTTCTGTACCATATTTTATATTCAATTGATTTTCTAATCTTATATTTTTTAGAAGTAATACCACCCTTCCACATACCATTATTTTCCCTAGATAAATTTAATCGTTTTCTGCCTTTCATTATTTTACTCATTTTTTCCTTATGTTCACTAGAATGATACTTACCTTTAAAGCCATAAGTTTTTTTTCTTTTTCCGCTTTTATAATCTTTTTTTAAAATTTTACTTAATTCTTTTTTATGTTCTTCTGATAATTTTTTACCTTTTTTAGCATCACTAATCTTTTTTTTTGTTTCCTTTGAATGAGAAATATTTTTATTCCAAGGGATACAATTTTCTTTAAATTGTGTTTTCTTAGACTTAATCATTCTTTTAAAAATGTGTTCTTTTGTTTGTTTTTTTCCTTTATTAATTTTGTGTCCTTTTTTAAATGGCATAAATCATTTTTTATATTAGAAATTTTTACAAAACCATTGTTTTTAATTTTACCTATATTATTAGATTTATTTAATAAAATTTTTGCTTTTTCTTCATTAGGCAAATCTTTTATTTCATTATACTCTTTTTCTAAAAAAACGCAATCTCTTGTAATTTCTGGATAATAGTTTGGGTCTAATTTAACTGGAACATAATTTCCTTTATCATCAGGTACTTGATTATTCGCATCTACCCATTGTCCAAAATGTTTTCTAACTTGTGTACCGTCATGTAGCACACCAGTTTGTTGATTTTTTTTATCTTCTATCTCATCTGCTTGGCTTTTTGGAAAAATTGTGGCAATAACATTGCGCCTAATAGTTATACCATTGGAAAAAGAAATGATGTCTTTATTACTAACAATTATATTCTTATGTTCTTCCTCTGTAATAGTAAATCTATCACCATTCATTGTTTTTAAAATATAATTCATACAAAATCTACTGTATTACTCTTTACAGATAAAGCAGATAGGTCTTCGTCAATATATTTATGCACGCTTTCTAAAGTCCACTTGAAATCTGCGTTTTTTTTAAGCCACTCCATTGTATCTTTAATTTTTTCTTTACTATAACCTTTAAGATTTGAAGATGCCTGTAATTCACGTTTTATGGCCTTACTATATTGCTCGCTATTTTCAATCTGTTTATTTTTCATTACCCAGTATAGGGCTATAATCCACATTCGGTAATCTTTATTATCAACCATTATTTTAATTTTTTCTTTGAGGTTAAATTCCTCGTCAGCTTTAGCTGACAATGTATTATTCTTTTCATTATTATCATTCTTTATATTCTTATCCTTCTTGTCTGTTGTTAGTGGTTTGTTACTGGTTTGTTGCTCGTTTGTTACTGGTTTGTTAGTAGGTGTGTTGGTTTGCTTGTTAGTTGGCTCATCAATACATTGATATTGTTCCCAATTTACTACTGTTATGATAGTAAATTTGTTTGTTGGTTTGGTTGTTATTCTGTTTGTTGATTTTAGATAGGTAAGTGCAGTTCTTATCGTTTGTAGTTTTGGTTTGCGTGATTTAGGGAATATCTCTTTGCTAGCTGAATATAGCCCAGTAATGAACTGCCCTTTTTTAATATCTATATCCTGATTATTAAAAGGGACTTTGGTATCTTTGTGATTTGCTCTTAATAAGCACCATATCCATACTTTAAAATAAATAGGATTTTGAAAGACAGAGCTTTCAAATATCTTTCTATGTAGTTTAATCCAACCTTGCATAACAAAAAATCATCAGGAGAGAACGATGCTCAACGGCTCTGACGAACCGCCACCGAGTGGATACGATGTATCGCTCTCTCTTGATGACTTGTTATGTGTCAGATTTTTTGAGCATATGTTATCTATATAATACCATATCCAATTATTTTGTAAAGAACTTTTATGCACATGTAGCCAAAGGGCATATCTCCCCATGCTTAGTGTCGAAAATACGCCCCGTTAATGGCTACATAAGGGGCGATCAGATAATCGCCTCTTGTGTAGTCATTTCCCAATCAACTCTCCCCAAAATTCTATAAGCTGGATTTTCTTCTTGATCAAGATACATTTGTAGGATGTGCAATGGATTTTTGCTCGCACATCACTATCTGTATAGATTGGACAACCACAAGACGAACAGGCCTTTTCATCCCTTATGGCTAGGCGATTAGTGCTTTTTGGGAGTTTGGGGAGCATATAATCATATTAGTATTTGTTGTTCTTTTTTAGATTCATTGTTTAGTTAGTAGAAAATTATTTTTAAATGGTTTATAATTTACTTTATGATGCCAGCGATTAAATTTCCAAACAACTTCTACGATATCTGGATGTTGTTTTTGTAATGATTCTGCAAACTTCATTCTATCATCATTATCTGTATAAACATTATCCGTATTACCACCTTTCATTCTTTGTGTGGTTACTTTCCCAATAAGAAAAGCATTAAATAATATAGTACACCAACCATCTTTTAACACTCTAATTGATAAATCGGTATCTTCATTGTATCTTCCCCGCCATCTATGAGATAAATCATTTTTTATTAAGATACAGGAATAAATTCTAGTATTTAAATTATATGGTGGAATCTTATCTGTTGCTTTACAAAAATTATAATAATTAAATCCTGCTATTGCTACATTTTTATATCTATCAATAAAATCTTCTGCATATCTAAATATTGCTCTTGATGTTACCTTTGGTTTTTTATTTCTATTCAACCTATGAAATCCCTCTATATTATCATCCAATATCCAATGTCGTTTTGCCTTAATAGATATAGAATGTTCCCATACCCAGTTACGAGCTGGTATAGAACCTTTACCTAAATTTTTAAAAGGTAATACTAGAATATTTTTTGCTACATTTTTATAATCTTCATATTCCTGTGGTTCAATAACCAAATAAAATTTAACATTCATTTTTTTCAACTCTCTAGCAGTTAAACAATTTTTAGCTCTACCTTTTGAAATTATATAAATTGGATATTTAGGTTTCATTTTTTATTATTTCCCCAATGAGAACGAAATGGATACCAAGCAGATTTCGTTTTATTAGTTAATTTTTGACCTATAATTTTTGCAAATTCCTGCAAATCTTCTTCATTATCAAACCTAAATATAATCTTTGCATAAACTTCTTGTTTCTCTTGTATGAATTCAGGCATACCTCGCCATTCTTTCTTCCAGACTTCTTCGTCATATTCTCCGCCAAATAATGATTTTTGATTTTTCATAATTCCTTTAGTGATATTCTTCTGCTTTGCATTCTCCACAATATCTTCTTGGTAATGGTCTAAAAGATATTGGTGTGCGTCCTCAACATAAACTTTGTCTTTAGGGAAAAAATCTTTATAAATATTAGCTATATCTAAATTGTTTTCTATAGCAGTAACTTCTACATCTTGCCAAAGTTTTCTGTTGCCTCCAATTCCACAATAGGCATTAAGCACCTTTAACTTAGCCATTTTTCTTTATTTAGCTTGTAGTATTTTTTCATATATATTTTTCTTTTTGCTTTATATTCTTTTGTATTTCTATTTTTAAAATATATACTTGAACACTTAATACATCTATTTAATGGTGTTAATCCTTTTCGTTGATAAAACTTATCTAATGGCAAAACATGCCAACAACCTTTACATAGTTTCGCAATCCATTTGCCATTTTCTTCAATCCAACCTGCATGTATTTTTTTATGGTCTGAATAAGATAATAACTCTAAATTATCTAAATTATAGTTACCCTTATCCTCATCCATGTGGTGAATATCATATCCTTTTGGTTTTTCTCCATTCTCTTTTTCCCAAATATAAACATGAAGTTTTATAGATTTATTATTTATCCATATTATTGGATAGCCTTTTTTATCATACCAAATACCAAATCCATCATAAGTATTCCCAGCGGTTCCTTTTATAAATTGTCCTTTAGAATTTCTTTTCATTCTTTAATCTTATCAAATCTATATTCACTTGTCAAACTGCATATAGATTTAATATTTTCATAATATTTCTATTTCTTTAGGTTCTATATCTTCCTTCCAAACTTTTTT